TGCGGGTAGTGGGGGTCGAACAATTAAAATTGATGTGCTATCGTCAAAAACGCACCATAAACTTACGAAAGAGCGAAGGAATAACGCAGCTTTGTTGGCTTATGCCCAATTCGTTTTTTGACATTTAGAAAAAAAACTGTTACCAAAAGTGTTACCCGAATCACCCTTGAGCCTTCCTGAATGCAGCGGTGGTCGCAGCCGCCAAATCTTCACGCTGGCCGTCCAGCTCGTGGCGGTAAACCCCTGCGGTATCCATGTTCTTGCTGTGGCCTACCAGCATTTTCAGTTGGCTGTCGGTCAGCACGCCGGACTCGACGCTGACGAACGTATGCCGCATCTCATACAGCGTAACCTGTGGCTCAATTCCGTTATCCTTCTGGTACTTCTTCCAGCGCTTGAATAAAGCCCTCTGGTTCGGAATCTGGAACAAAGGGGTGGTATAGTTCAGCGGGATACCGGAAGCCTTCAGCAAGGCCACCTGCGCTTCGTATGCCTCACGGGCTTCCTTCCCCATGTCGAACGAACGAATAGCGTTTTCATTCTTTCCGGTGGTTTCTTCATCCATCCGGTTGATGCTGCGGCGCAGATTGACGGTGTTCCCCTTAATGTCGCCGTACCAGAGCCCCACAAGCTCCCCCGGGCGTACACCTGTAGCCACCGTAAAACGATAGGCATAAATATATTCGTCAAAGACTCGCTTTCCATAGTAAAGGCGGCTATCCACGTCAAACAGGATTTTCAATGCAGATGGCTGTAAGATATTTTTCTTCCCCATCCGGGCATTCTTCGGGATCGACAGCTCAGGGAACAGGGCGCTGTACTTGTTCCGGCGGCACCATTTCACAAAGCTGATTTCTGTCGAGCGGATCGTCATAAGGGTTTTGCGGCTCAGAGGTTTGTCACTCGTGCGCTTTCCCCCTTTTTTGAGGCAGCGCTTTTTGAAAGACATGTCAATCGCCTTTTGCAGATCGCCCTCGGTCAGCTCGTCGATGCGGATGTTCCCACACACCGGGAGAATGTAGTATTCGCCGTATTTGTTGCACTGGATCACATAGGACGTGCCGCAGGTCAGCTTCAGCTCTTCCACCCACTCGGCATAGAGCGTGGCCACCTTCTTCCTGCCGTCCCGGATGCTGTCATCAAGCCATGCATCCGCTTTTGCGTTTGCTTCACGCTGGCCGGTGCGGCCGGGTGTGCTGCTGTAAAACCGCTTGCGGGTGCCGTTCTTCTGCACCGCGATGCACCAGCGCTTTTCCTTTTCTACCCAAAATGCCGTGTTGACTCGTTTTTTCATAAAATCCACCTCCATACACAAGGGTACACTTTGACAAGCCTGCCCGGAGGTGGTATCATAAATCTGTACGGTTCCCCAACTGTACGATCTGTGATGCCATCCGGCAAGCAGATTCACTCTCCCGGCGTTGGCGCGCCGGGAGAGTTTTTTATTGCTACCCGTCCATGTTCCAGCATGGGCGGGAGTTTTTATTTTTGAGCCAGATCAAACAGATATGCGCTTGCTTCTCCAAGCTCAGACTTCTGGCCGTCTGTCATGTAAGGCAAATACGGTTCAAATGCCTGATGATATTTTTCGGCCCAGTTCTGTTTCGCCTTTGCTGTTTTCAGGCCCTCGATTTTTGCCTGATACTTTTCTTCTGTACGGTGAATGATTTCCTTTACAGCATCATCCCGGAAGCCAAGGCTGCGATACTTCTTCAAATCAGCTGTAGCGCTTACCGGTGCACCGTACTTTTTGCACTTTTCAAGTTCCATCAAGCGTCCAACGCAAAAATCATATCTTGTAAAAAAGGTGGCGGGGTCCGTGGTCGTCTGAAGGATTTTGGCGCTTTCCTGAGCCTGCTTCAGAAACTGTGGAGCCAAGACCCTTGCATTCGCACGAGAATCCACAAGGCCAGTCTGCCCCATCCATTCAGGATTAGGAGAGTAGAGTTGCGCAGGCTCATTCACTTCATTTACGTTTTCTTCTGTCATGCAGCTTTGCTTTGCATTGCATTTCGATCTCGGACGAGTAATGGTATTGAACACCATAAAAATCAAAACCATTATAAAGAACGGAATCGTAAAGAAGAAGAACAAGACCAGCAGAAGCATTCCTGTTGTTCCTGTTGTTTCTGTTGCCGCGCCCTTTCCAACTAGAAACATAGTTGGAAGAATTGCCCCCACAACACACGAAGCAATCAATTGTTTGTTCGTAAGGCTGGTTCTTTCCCAGCTGTCAGAGGTTGTGCCGATATTCTGCCGACTTCTTCCCCGTTTTGCTTGACCGAAAGCCACGCGCGAGACAGCGTTGGTCGTTCTGGTCACGCTCCTATCAAAGGACTTCATGGTCTGGGCATACTTTTTGGAATGCCCAACAGATTTTCTACTTGACATGACAGACTCCTCTCCAACATCATATATCCCGGCAGAGCCCCACGGCCTTGCCTTCAATGACAACGGCATTCATATCTTCCCGGCTGAGGATGATGCTGCTGAAAGCCGGATTTTCCGGCCGCAGTTCAATGAAGTTCTCGTGCAGATAGACATGCTTCAAGGTAGCTTCTTCTCCGATCCGCACAGCAGCAATCTCGCCGTTCTCTACCTCCGGCTGGCTGCGAATTGCCACCAGATCACCGTCGTGGATGCGGGGCTCCATGCTGTCGCCCTTGCAGGTCAGCGTAAAGGTGGAGTGCCAGCGGGAAGGCACACAAACCATCTGCTCTACATTTTCTTCCGCCGTGATGGGCGTCCCGCAGGCGATCCGGCCTACCAGCGGCACCCAGTCCATCTCCGGCATAGGCTGGAAGCCCGGCGGAATAGGGCGGGAGGTCGTAGCAGCGGGCGCATCATCCACAATTGCACTTTTGGGGATGCCGAAATAATTTGCCATCTTCTCTACAGCACCCATGCGCGGAATTTTCGTTCCGAGTTCCCATGTGGACACCGCTTTGTCACTGACGCCTGCAATCTTGCCAAGTTCAGCCTGTGACAGGCCGTGCTCCAATCGGATTTTTTTAATATTTTCAGCGATGCTCAATTGAATCACTCCTTATATGTAGAGATTACACCAAAAGTAGAAAATTGTCAACATTCAACCAAAAATTTTCTACTTTAAGTTCTTGACATTCTACTAAAAGTGGAGTATAGTGTTCTCAAGCCAAAAATGAAAGGAGGTGTAAGTTTGGGATTCACCGTTAAACAAGCCCGCCAGTACGCTGGTTTCACGCAGCGTGAAATGGCGGAAAAGCTTGGCATTTCGCGCGATACATACCGCAAAATCGAGCAGTCGCCCGAATGTGCCACTGTCGCCACTGCGAAAAGAATCAGTGAGGTCGTCGGCATCTCGATTGACCAAATTTTTTTCGCCAATAAGTCTACTTAAAGTAGACTACGCAAGTTCATTCAATGGGAGGTGAACAAGATGAAAATTGAAATCACTGGTGAGCCCAAAGAAATTGCCGCTCTTGTACTGGCGGTACAAGAGCGGCAACCACAGAGCGCTTTAGTTCCTAAACGAGTGATTGAAGGTTCCGTCAATGCGGATCACGCAGTGACCTCAAATAATTCAGTAAAGGACTTCGGGTGATGTAATCCATTCTGTTCCGGAGCTTTGAATCACCAAAACATCACATGCTTCGCTAACAGTTTGATTCATTTGAGCGTAATGCTGAAGTCCTGCGACTGACCGGGTTAAAAAACGAAGATAGTCAATAGATTCCTGCAGTGGAAACGCATTGTAATCCACCGGAAACATATCCGTCAACTTAATCACAGTATCTGATTCCCCTGAAAATGCAAGACATTTTTCATCCTTCGTATGCTCTGTAATTTCATCCGTTGTCAACGAAGATGAAAGGACACGATTTTTTCCGTCACAAATAGCCGCACCTATAAGGATCACATTTCGTCCATTTGCAAATGCTTGAAGCTCTTTTTTGACTGACAGAATCTCATCCTCAAGGGAAAGGCACTCTTCTAGCTGTGCAAGGGTTTTGCGAATAATGCAGGCTGTACGTCGTCCACCTGCTAACGATGAGGCTCCTGTATAGGAAATTCCGTGTCCTGCCTTCGTAAGAAAAAGCTTTTGTTCATGCTCTGTTAGGACGAAGGATTCCGTCTCATTTGTTTCGGACCGAGTCACCGTTGTTGTTATTCTTCGGTCCGCAGACATCACAATTCCGTATTGATTTGCCAAAGTTATTGCAAGCGACATTATATTTTCACCTCCCTTCCACCCCAGTATACCGCAGAAGGGAGAACACCACAAGGAGGCGAACAACATGGACAACAACAAAAAGCCCAGCGAACCTGCGGAAGAGGAACGCTGGGCGCTGAAATTCTTAGCTAAGTGATCAACCAAAGATCAGATATCGAAGCAAACACTAACAAAAGTTTTTCCAAGCGGTGTCAACCGGACAATTCCCTTATCAAAGTCCAGTGATTGCACTTTTCTGTCATTGATCTTTGCTTCGCAGGCTTTCATTTGGAGCAACTCGCTTTCCAATATATCTCTCAGTTCATTTTTGATAAATACGTCATACAATTTCTCATCCAACAGCCAACAGTCATAGCGAATTTCTATCAACCCTTGTCGTTCCAATGAACTTAAAGATGTGGCTTGAAGGTTGATGTCTGTGGCATGAATCATCTTAGGGTTCTTTAAAAAACAATTTGTAAACGCAGCGCTTTCGCCGTCGTTCTCCAGAGTGTATTTATACCTTGCAATCGGAAGAGTTCGATCGCCTTTGAACAGTTCCAAATTTTCAGCGTCCAAAGGAGACATCTGCGCAATCATAGCCGAAAAGGAAGGATGCACCTGACTTTGATATCTTATATCGGCAGAATTTGCAAGCAGATTTTGAAACATCTTTCGGATTTGTGGCTCGTCCATGCAAAATTTTGCATTTTCGACAGCGGGGCCAACCACCTGCATACGAGGTTCAACCAAGCATTCTGCTGGTTTTGCATTCAACTTGTCACTCAGTGATTTTTTAAACTCTTCTAAATCATGTGCTTGTTGCAACCTCATCTTTTCTGCTGAAAAATGGATTTTGCTTGTTGCCATTGCAAGAAGATCTCCAAAAAGAGTTCCAATCTGATTAGCACCGGGGTTCAGAACAGCCTTTACAGGTTCGTCAATGCAACTTGGTACGGCATTGATGTTAAAGGTGTTGCCGCTATTCTTCTCATCACTCATCTTATCATTCCTTTCTTTGGGAGGTTCCATGGACAAACTTATTCTGATTATAAAAATACTCGTCACTGAGCAGAAAGTCAAATTTTATACAGCAGTCTGCCGTGTGTGCGAAAGAATCGAACGTTATATTGAAATTCATCGAAAATAAGGAGGTACATATTCACCATGAACGACTTGACCACATTCACTAATCCCGAGTTCGGGCAGGTGCGCATCGTCGAGATTGACGGCACACCGTGGCTCGTCGGCAAGGACGTTGCCGTGGCGCTGGGGTACAAGAATCCCCAGCGTGCTATCCGCGACCATGTTGACGCCGAGGACAAAGGGGTGACCAAAACAGTCACCCCCTCCGGTGAGCAGGAAATGCTCATTATCAACGAGTCCGGTCTGTACAGCCTGATCCTGAGCAGCAAGATGCCCAAGGCCAAGGCTTTCAAGCGCTGGGTGACCAGCGAGGTGCTGCCCGCCAAGAAGGAGGAATAAAATGTTGAACCCATCAACCATTCGCGGCACTTTCAAGCAGATCCCATACTGGAAACTGCGGGGACGGTTCCACAGCTGTGGCTACCGCGATCAGGAAGTGGCCGAGTACATCGGCATTGGCCGGGACACCATGAGCGGCAGGATGCAGGGGCACAACCCGTGGACAAGCACGGAGATCACTGCAATGTGCGAGCTGCTGGGTATCCGGCAGAATGAAATCGGGGAGTATTTCTTCCCGCGTGTCGAGAAAGGAGAATCCGCATGAAGATCAAATCCGGCGTATGGTACTGGCTGGCCGTGGCCAGCGGGGCCGTGGGCCTGCTGTACGGCATGGGGCTGGAGGGCAGCTTCCAGACCGGCGGCACCGTCTCGGACGGCGCGTTCATCACGGCCATGGTGTTGATCCTGCTGGCGGTGTTCTTTGCCCGGCTGGGCTTTGCCGCCCATGACCGGGAGCAGCAGGAGCGCCGCAAGGTGCACCAGCAGCCCCGGAACACCGTGAAGAGCAGCAGGAAGGCAGGCTGAGCATGAGCGATTTCAAGACCTACACCCGCATCTGCGTGGACTGCGGCAAGGTGCTTAACAATGTCGGGCGCTCCGCTCAGCGCTGCCCCGAATGCGGCAAAAGGCACGCCAACGCTCAGAGCCTTGAATGGGATCGTCGGCGCAATGAAGAACTGCAGGCCCGGCGTCAGGGCCTTGCCGCTGAGCGCAGCAGCCTTGCCCTTCACGCCGAGGTCCGCGCCGCCGAAAAAGCCGGCCTGAGCTACGGCAAATACATGCTGCTGAAAATGCAGGCAAACAAAAAGCCCGCCGGTGCGCCAACACCGACGAGCCCAAAGGGTGATGGAATTTGAAAGCCCCATCACCCCGATGATATCACAAAATCGGAGGTTTTACAATGAAAGGAATTTTGATCGAACCGGGCAAAGAGCCGGTAGTCACCACCCTGCCGGACAGCCTGTGGGCCATTGAAAACCGGCTGGGCACCCGCAGTGAGATGATCGTGCTGCCCCGCACCCCGGCGGTGCTGTTCGTGGGCCGGTACGATGGCCCCATCCAGCCCGCCAGCCTGCTGAACCGGACATACCGGGGCCGTCAGCTTTACGGGCCCATCCTCTGCTATGGCTGGAAGGGCAACAACATCCAGCCCATGAGCAAGGATGTGCAGGCCGAGATGCTGGACCGCCTCAAGGACACGGAGGTGCGGGTATGACTACCTATATCTGCAAATGCGGACGGCGAGTGAAGAAATCCACCGATGCCAGTACCACTGGCAACCGTCTGTCTGGCTATGCACCCGGCCATGAGTGCTGGGGATGCCCCTACGCCATGCCATACGGAAACTTTCAATGGGACGAAAGTGCCAAAACTGTCGCCCTGGAGACTCGGGGCTATGAGTGTCGGATGAGCAAGACTCTCACTTATGCATCAGAATTCTCTGGCTCCATCAAGGACAAATGCACCTGTCGAGTGCACAGTTTGGACTTCGACTTTTTGTCTCAGGTCTCCGCATGGATCAAAGATACTTATCCAGACAGAGAGATTTTTGGCTCGTTTTCCAAAGATATTCGTGCATCGGACTATGGATCTGATGGCCGTTACTGCCTGACTATCACCTGCGCTCAAAATCTGAAAGGTGTTGCCGCAAAAAGAGAGCTGCTTGGTCAGTTTTTTACCCCGAATGGCAGCCGCAAGGACATGACACCGCAGCAGGAAATGGAAAAGATTCTTGCCGACATTAAAAAAGCAAAGGAGGTTTTCGCATGTGCACCTGCCCAGAATGCGGATGCTGCTGTGACTACGGCAGAGAATGCTGTCCCGACTGCCACAGCGGCAACGCCGACCACCTCGGAGAGCGGGGCGGATGCAAGCGCATCGACCCCCGCGACATCCCTGCAGAACTGCGAATCGGTCCCTGCCGCATCGGCGGGCGGTTCTTCTGCGTCGATGCCTTCGGCACCCGGTTTTGACTTTTCCGCTCTGGGCGAGCTGTCCGAACAGGCCGTGGAGACCGATCAGCAGTTCGATCTGCACTACGGCACCGCACAGGATGAATACCTCATTTCCTGCATCTACGTTGCCAAAATGCACGCCCTGACGGCCAAGGCTGGCCGCTATGGCGGCGGTACATGGACAAAGTGGTATGAGAGCAAGGGCATGAGCAAATCCAGCGTCTGGAATATGCTGCAAACAGGTGAAGGTTTTAAAGGTTCAACTGTTGAACAATTAACTTCAATCCCTGAACTTTCTCGCAAGGACCTGAACCTGATTGCCCGCTCCGGCTGCGCCGAACAGCTCACCGCAGCCGCCGGAGACAACCAGCGGGTGCAGGAGCTGCTGGCCCAGCTCAAGGCCGAGAAAGACCGTGCCGACACCGCCGAAAAGTCCGCTCAGAACGCCCGCAAGGAAAATGCCTATTTCAAGGAGCTGGTGAAAAGCGCCGAAGCCCAGACCCATAAGGACGCAGAAAAGCGGGAAGAAGCAGAAAGCCGCTACGAATCCGCTCTTGCCGACATCAGCGGCCTGAAAGAGCAGAACGCCCAGCTGAAAGAGCGCGCCGACTCTGCCGAAGCCCGGGAAGAGGAAGCATGGAAGATGCAGAGCAAGGCCGAGGCCCGGGCCAAAAATGCCGAGGGCCAGCTTTCCGGCTCCCGGCAGGTGGCCGAAGCGGCCAAGCTCCGTGCCGACAAGTTGCAGGAAGAAAATGCGGCCCTGAAAAAGCAGCCCATCGCTGCCGTGGTGGACGAGGAGGAAGTGGAGCGCCGGGCAAACCAGCGAGCCCATGATATCGCCACCGACCTTGCCGCCGAGATGACCGCCGACCTGCAGGCGCGGCTGGAACAGGCCTCTTCCGGCAGCGAACAGGACGCCCGCGATGCCTACGACAGCATCATTCTGGCCGGGCGCTCCATCACAAGCATCGTTCAGTCCGCCAAAATGCAGTTCCGCAAACTGCCGGACGACCAGCGGGAGACCGCGATCAACCAGTTCGTTCACACACTCGCATCCGCTCAAGGGGAGGTATCCGCATGTCTGTAAAGATCATGGCCTTAGAGGCCGAAAACGTCAAACGCATCAAAGCCGTTGCACTCACGCCGTCGCCCACCGGGCTCACCATCGTGGGCGGCAACAACAATCAGGGCAAGACCAGCGTGCTGGATGCGCTGGCGTGGGCCCTCGGCGGCGACAGATTCCGCCCGGACGCCGCCCAGCGGGACGGGGCCGTGGCTCCCGCCCACCTCAAGGTCAGGCTCTCCAATGGCGTGGTGGTGGAGCGCAAGGGCAAGAACAGCACCCTGACCGTCACCGACCCCACCGGACGCCGCAGCGGCCAGCAGCTGCTCAACGCCTTTATCGAGCCGCTGGCGCTGGATCTGCCCCGCTTCATGGAAGCGTCCGACAAGGAAAAGGCGGACATCCTGCTGCGGATCATCGGCATCGGCACCGAACTCCACACCCGGGATCTTGAGATCAAGGCCCTGTACGACAAGCGCACCTTCACCGGCCAGCTGGCCGCGCAGAAAAAGCACTTTGCCGAGGAGCTGATCTCCTACCCGGACGCACCGGAGAAGCCGGTCAGCGCCTCCGACCTCATCCGTCAGCAGCAGGAAATTCTGGCCCGCAACGGCGAGAATCAGCGCAAGCGCCAGCAGTTCCATGAACTGGCCCGTCAGAGGGACGAAGCTATGGCCGAGATGCACCGTCTGGATGAACGCATCGCCGAGCTGACTGCCCAGCGGGACGAAGTGAGCAAGAAGCACACGCTGCTGTTCACGCAAGCCATGGATGCCAACAAAACGGCAGAGCAGCTTCAGGACGAATCCACCGCCGAACTGGAAGCTTCCATCCGGGACATCGAAGAGACCAACCGCAAGGTGCGGGCCAATCTGGAAAAATCCCGGGCCGAGGACGAAGCCGCCCGGTATGCCAGCGATTACGACAAGCTCACCGAAGCCATCACCCGGAAACGGGCCGACCGCATGGCCCTGCTGAACGGTGCCGACCTGCCCCTGCCGGAGCTGAGCGTGGAGGACGGCGCCCTTACCTATAAAGGCAAGCACTGGCGGGATATGTCCGGCAGCGACCAGCTGCGGGTGGCCGCGGCCATCGTCCGCCGCCTGAACCCGGACTGCGGTTTTGTGCTGCTGGACAAGCTGGAACAGATGGACATGACCACCCTGCAGGAGTTTTCCGCATGGCTGGAAGCAGAACACCTGCAGGCCATTGCCACCCGGGTCTCCACCGGCTGCGAGTGCCAGATCATCATTGAGGACGGCATGGTGAAGGATGCCGAAACCACCCTGCCGCCCGTCACCGAAAAGCCCCAGCAGAAGAGCTGGACGAAAGGAGCGTTTTAAATGAGCAAGTATGCCATCACCGCCGGGGTACAGGATTCCCCGGTCAAGACCGTGCTGTACGGCCCGGAGGGTATTGGCAAATCCACCTTTGCCTCTCACTTTCCGGACCCCGTATTCATCGACACCGAGGGCGGCACCAAGCGGCTGAACGTCAAGCGCCTGCCCCAGCCCACCAGCTGGGCCATGCTGCTGGACGAGGTGGCCGAGGTGCGCAAGGGCAGTATCCCCTGCGGCACGCTGGTCATCGACACCGCCGACTGGGCTGAACGGCTGGCCATTGACGCCGTCTGTGCCAAGGCCAAGGTGGACGGGCTGGAGGGCTTTGGCTACGGCAAAGGCTACACCTACCTGAAGGAGGAGTTCGGCAAGCTGCTGGACGCGCTGGAAGAGGTGCTGAACACCGGACACAATGTTCTGATCCTTGCCCACGCGGCCATCACCAAGTTCGAGCAGCCGGACGCGGCGGGCAGCTACGACCGCTGGACCATGAAGACCACCAAGCAGGTGGAGCCGCTGATCCGGGAGTGGTGCGATATGCTGCTTTTCGTCAACTACCAGACCGTAGTGGAAAAGAGCGGCAGCGCCCCCAACGCAAAAAACAAGGTGACCGGCGGCCGCCGGGTCATGTACACCACCCATCACCCCTGCTGGGACGCCAAAAACCGCTTTGGCCTGCCGGACGAAATGCCATTTGATTATGCCGGCATTGCCGCCTGCATCCCCGGCACCACACCTGCACCCGCACCGCAGCCGGAGCCGCGTCCCCAGCCGGAAGCCGACATCCTGCCCAGCCCGCAGGCGCAGCCGGAGCCGCCGCAGCCGGAACCGCCCGCCGAGACGGTGCCCAAAGCCCTGCTGGTGCCCGACCTGATCGCGTTGGGTGTGCCGGAAAAGCTGGCCCCGCTCATGAGCGCCAACAACGTCACCCCGGAGGAGCTGCAGGCTGTGGTGGGCAAGCGGGGCTATTTCCCCGAGGATATGCCCATCCGGGACTACCCGGCCGATTTCGTAGAGGGCTGTCTGGTGGCCGCATGGCCCCAGGTGCTCCAGATGGTGCTGGACAGCCGTGACCTGCCGTTTTAAGGAGCCAACCCTCTCACCGGGCCCGTCCGCCTTGCGGCGGCGCAGCCCCGGAGCTCCCCCCGAAGGGGGAGCCAAGAATCAAGGAATTATTATAAAGGAGACTTTACTTATGAATGACATGAACACCACCGACCGCGCCCTGAGCTGGGACGACGAATTTACCAACGAACAGCAGGAGTTCGTGCTCCTTCCCGAGGGCGATTATGCCTTTGAGGTCACCGGCATGGAACGTGCCCGCTTTGAGGGCAGCGCCAAGCTGCCGCCCTGCTCCATGGCAAAGCTAACCCTGAAGATCTTCGGCGGGGCCAAGGGCGACACCACCGTCACCGACCGCCTGTACCTGCACACCAAAACGCAGGGCCTGCTGGGCGCTTTCTTCGAGAGCATCGGCCAGTGCAAGCGCGGCGAGACCTTCCGCCCCCGCTGGAACGAAGTGGTGGGTGCCCGGGGCTGGTGCCGTCTGGGCATCCGGGAGTACACCAAGCAGAGCGGCCCTCATGCAGGCGAGACCGGCCAGAGCAACGAGGTGCAGCGCTTCCTGCCGCCGCCGGAACCCAAGGCCGCACCCACTCAGGGCTGGACGCAGGGGGCATTCTGATGGGGCAGGAACTGAGACCCTACCAGCAGCAGGCCCGTGAACGCATCCACGCCGAGTGGGAGAACGGCCACACCCGCACCCTGCTGGTGCTGCCCACTGGCACCGGCAAGACCATCGTGTTTGCGTCCGTGGCCGCCGATCAGGTGCGGGCGGGCCACCGGGTGCTTATTCTGGCCCACCGGGGCGAGCTGCTGGAACAGGCAGCGGACAAGCTGCAGCGCTCCACCGGCCTTGTCAGCGCCGTGGAAAAGGCAGACGCCACCTGCCTGAACACATGGTTCCGGGTGGTGGTGGGCAGCGTGCAGACCCTGCAGCGCACCGCCCGGTTGGAACGCTTCCCTCATGATTACTTTGGCACCATCATCATTGACGAGGCCCACCACGCCATCACCGACGGCTACCGCCGCATCCTCGACTACTTCGGCAGCGCCAAGGTGCTGGGCGTCACCGCCACCCCTGACCGGGGCGACATGCGCAATCTGGGCGAGGTGTTCGACAGCCTTGCCTTTGAGTATAAGCTGACCGATGCCATCAAAGAGGGCTATCTGTGCCGCATCATGGCCCAGACCATCCCCCTGAAGCTGGACATTTCTTCTGTCACCATGAGCGGCGGGGACTACGCCGTGGGAGACCTCGGCACTGCGCTGGACCCCTATCTGGAACAGATCGCCGCCGAGATGGCCCAGCGCTGCAAGGGCCGCAAAACAGTCGTATTCCTGCCCCTCATCAAGACCAGCCAGAAGTTCCGGGACCTGCTGAACGCCAAGGGCTTCCGTGCCGCTGAGGTCAACGGCCAGAGCACCGACCGCCGCGAGATTTTGGCCGACTTTGATGCCGGGAAGTACAACGTGCTGTGCAACTCCATGCTGCTCACCGAGGGCTGGGACTGCCCGTCTGTGGACTGCGTGGTGGTGCTGCGGCCCACCAAGGTGCGCAGCCTGTACAGCCAGATGGTGGGGCGCGGCACCCGGCTCTCCCCGGGCAAGACCGACCTGCTGCTCCTCGATTTTTTGTGGATGACCGACAAGCACGAGCTCTGCCGCCCGGCGGATCTGGTCTGCGAGGACCGCGCCGTGGCCCGCCAGATGACCGAAAATCTGGCCGGGAGCGGCTGCCCGCAGGACATCGAGGAAGCCGCCGCCGAGGCCAGCGAGGACGTGGTGACCCAGCGGGAGGAAGCCCTTGCAAAGCAGCTGGAAGAACAGCGCCGCAAAAAGGCCAAGCTGGTGGACCCCCTGCAGTACGAGATGAGCATTCAGGCCGAGGACCTTGCCGGGTATGTGCCGGCCTTTGGCTGGGAAGCAGGCCCGCCCACCGAACAGCAGGCCGCCGCGCTGGAAAAGCTGGGCATCCTGCCGGACGCCGTGGAGTCGGCAGGCAAGGCCAGCCTTTTGCTGGACCGGCTGCACAAGCGCCGGGACGAAGGCCTCACCACCCCAAAGCAGATCCGCTGTCTGGAAAAATACGGCTTCCAACACGTGGGCAGGTGGAGCTTCGAGCAGGCCAAACACATGATCGACCGCATTGCGGCGGGCGGCTGGCGGGGTGTGCCCAAGGGCGTTACCCCCAGCACCTACACGCCGCCCGCAGAACCGGCCTTTCCGGATAGCAGCTTTGGATGGTGATGCGAATGGAACATGAAAATGAACTCAAAGAAGCGCTGGACTTCATTTCCCCGGCCTCCCTGACCTATGAGGAATGGACGATGGTGGGCATGGCGCTGAAGGATTCCGGCCTGCCCGTCACCGTCTGGGAAGCATGGAGCGCCCGGGACGGGGGCCGTTACCACAAGGGCGAGTGTGCCAAAAAGTGGGAGAGTTTCCACGGCAGCACAAAGCCTGTCACCGAGAGCAGCATCTTCCAGCTGGCCTACTCCCACGGGTGGAGCGGCCCGGCGGGCCATGCGCTGGACTGGGGCGACGAGCTCTCTGCCGGGCCCGGTGCACAAACCGAGGGCCGCGTGGTAGATCCCCGGTGGGTGGAAGCCCACGAGCTGGATCTGCCCGCAGAGTGGCACCCGGCAGAGCAGATCAAGCGCTACCTGCAAGCCCTGTTTGAGCCGGAGGAATACGTTGCCTACGTCACCGAGAGCTACCGGAAGGAGGACGGGCGTTTTGCCCCCAACGGCTGCTCCTGTCAGCTGACCGCCGGGCAGCTCATCATGGAGCTGGATCATTACGGCGATGATATCGGTGCTGCCCTTGGCGACTACAACCCCGAAGCCGGTGCGTGGATCTGCTTCAACCCCATGGACGGCGGAGGCCGCCGCAACGAGAACGTGACCGACTTCCGCTACGCCCTCGTGGAGTGCGACAATATGGAGCTGGGCAGGCAGCAGGCCATCATCCGGCAGCTGGAACTGCCCTGTGCCGCGCTGGTCTACTCCGGCGGCAAGAGCGTCCACGCCATCGTCAAGGTGGATGCCCCGGACTATGCCGAGTACCGCAGGCGGGTGGATTACCTCTACGCCGCCTGTCAGAAAAACGGCCTGACCATCGACCAGCAGAACCGCAACCCTTCCCGCCTTTCCCGGATGCCCGGCATCCTGCGCGGTGACAAACGGCAGACCCTGCTGGAAACGAACATCGGGAAATCCTGCTGGGACGAGTGGCGGGACTGGCTGGAAGCGGAGACCGACGAGCTGCCCGAGACCGAGAGTCTGGCCGACGACTGGGAGAGCCTGCCCCCGCTGGCCGATGCCCTCATCACCGGGGTGCTGCGCAAGGGCCACAAGATGCTGCTGGCAGGCCCCAGCAAGGCGGGCAAGAGCTTTGCCCTCATCGAGCTGTGCATCGCCATCGCCGAAGGCAGGCCGTGGCTGGGCCGGTTCTCCTGCGCACAGGGCAAGGTACTGTACATCAATCTGGAGCTGGACCGGGCCTCCTGCCTGCACCGCTTCAAGGACGTGTACACTGCCCTCGGCCTGCCCCCGCAGAACCTGCGGAACATCGACATCTGGAACCTGCGCGGCGCGTCCGTGCCTATGGACAAGCTGGCCCCAAAGCTCATCCGCCGGGCCCAGAAAAAAGGCTACACCGCCGTGATCCTCGACCCCATTTATAAGGTCATCACCGGCGACGAGAACAGTGCCGACCAGATGGCAAAGTTCTGCAACCAGTTCGACCTTGTGTGCCGTGCGCTGGACTGTGCCGTGATCTACTGCCACCACCACAGCAAAGGTGCCCAGGGCGGCAAGCGCAGCATGGACCGCGCATCCGGCTCCGGCGTGTTCGCCCGCGACCCGGATGCCATGCTGGACATGACCGAGCTCACCCCCACCGATGCCATCCGGGAACAGCTCCATAACAAAGCCGCCTGCCGGGTCATCAAGGCCATGCTGGACAAGCGCGGCCATGGGGATGCCTACGGCCCGGACGATACCCTGAGCCGCAGCCGGATGCTGGCCGTTGCCAAAGAACACCTTGGCATGGCCGACCTGCGGGCCATCGATGCCGAAGTGGCCGCCGCCCAGAAGCAGGCCGACAGCATGACCGCATGGCGCATCGAGGGCACCCTGCGCGAGTTTGCCCGCTTCGACCCGGTGAACCTCTGGTTCGACTACCCCGTGCACAAGCCGGACACCGGCCTGCTGGAGGACCTGCAGCCGGACAGCGATTTCAAAACGCTGGGCAGCCGCGGTGCCGCCAAGCGCTGGGGCGATAAAGGCAAGGTGACCAAGGACAAAAAGGCCGAACTGGACACCGCCTTTGAAGCCTGCATGATGGACGGCGAAGTTACCGTCTATGCGCTGGCTGAATACATGGATCTGAAGCCCCGCACCATCAAGACGCGGCTGAAAGATGACGGACGTTTCTGGATCGATGGCGAGAAAGTGGGCCGCAAGGAGCCCGGCAGCGCAGGTTAAACAATCCGTAATAAGTCAGATTACAATTTGTTGTAAAAATGCAGAAATAGCCGCTATTTTGCACGACACGAAAAACTGCAATTTTGCAGTTATAGCCGCTATGACTGCAGATTTTGCAGTGCAAAATAGCCTATATATAATAGCTAAAACTGCAACTGCAATTGTGATGGGGTCTCCCGAAGGATGGGGCGACCACAGCCCCCATCCATTCGGGGAACCCTCCCCATCACGTTGGCGCTAAAACCTAAAAAAAAGAAAAACGAGGTGAACCCCATGTACATGCAATTCTTTCTCCCCATGCAGCCGCCCACCACCACCCACAACGCAAAGCAGCTGCACGCCTACATGAAGGGCGGGCAGCCGCACGCGGTGCTCCACGACAGCCCGGAACTGAAACAGACCCGTGCCAAGCTCCACGCCCATCTGGCACCCCACGCGCCGGAAAAGCCCATCCCCGCAGGCCGTCCGGTGCGTCTGCTGGTCAAGTGGTGCTTCCCTGCCGAGGGCCGCAAAAGCGGCAGCTGGCGCACCGCAAAGCCGGACACCGACAATCTGGAAAAGGCCCTCAAGGACGAAATGACCCGCCTGCACTTCTGGGCCGATGACGCGCAGGTGTGCAGCGAGATCGTGGAAAAATTCTGGTCGGACCCCTGCGGCGTGTTCGTCCGGGTGGAGGAACTGTAATGACCTACGAAGAGAAAAAGGCATGGCTCTGGCGGTACCGGACGGCCAAGCGGTTCGAGCTGCTGCGGCTGGACGAGCTGGCCACGCTGCAGACCGACGCCACCCACACCACCCAGCGCTTTTCCCCTGTGCCGGGCAGCAGCGGCGACGGACAGGCTCTGCCCCGCAGTGTGGAACGCATCGACGAGGCCCGCCGGGCCGCTGAGGCACAGTCTGCCGTGTGCGATGCCATCCGGGCCGAGATCATGGAGGTGTTCCGCCAGCTGGACGATGAGGTGGATTTCATGATCCTGTTCCGGCGGTACATCCTTCTGGAGGACTGGCCGGACATCGCGGTCAACGTCCGCATTTCCCGCAGCCAGATGTTCCAGCGCCACAGCGCGGCCATCAAAAGACTGGAGATCAAAAGTCCGGACTGAACCGGAGCGAACCGGACTTGATAATCCTGTCAACCCCTGCTAAAATTTAAAATGCCGAAGCCCGCAGGAAAGGTCTACTCCCTTCGATCCTGCGGGCTTTGTGCTGCCCGGCTGACACAGAGGATCACCTTTCCCGACCAACAGCCTGAATGCATCAGTCGGGCGTTTTTTGAATTTCCCGCCGTTCGGATCTTCCGGGCGGCTTTTTGATTTTACGGCAAGAGAGGTGGTGACGTGGCCAATGAAGAAAATCTCATCCCGTTCAACGAACGAACGGAGAGCGAACAGAGACAGATCGCCCAGAAGGGCGGCATTGCTTCCGGTGCGGCCCGCCGCCGCAAGCGCAGCATGAAAGAAGCGGCGGACTACTATCTCAGCCTGCCGGAGACCGACCGCCGCCGGGTGAATGCCCTGCTGCGGGATGAGGTGGACAATGAGGACATCGACAATCAGATGTCGGTGGTCATGGGCATTACTGAAGCCGCCAAGCGCGGTGATGCCCGTGCCGCCGGGGTGCTGCTGAAGATGCTGGGCGAGGAGACCGTGCAGGAGGACCCGGCGGCGGATGCACTGGAAGCTGCCCGCAAGCTGCTGGGAGGTGTGGACAGTGCCATTGACTGAGTTTCAGCAGGAGTTCCTTCGCAATTGTTCCCACCGCTGGAACGTCAAGACTGGGGCCACCCGCTCCGGCAAGACCTATCTGGACTGCGCTGTTACCATCCCCAAGCGCATCTGCGCGGCCCGGGACGAGGGCCTTTGCGTCATGCTGGGCAACACCCTCGGCACGCTGGAACGCAACGTGCTGGAGCCCATGCGGGCCCTCTGGGGTCCGGAGCTTGTGGGCGTGGTGCGCACCTCGGCGTCCGGCAACATCGTGCAGCTGTTCGGCCGCAAGGTGTACGTGCTGGGTGCCGACAACAAAAAGCACATTGCACGCATTCAGGGCGCAGCCTTCGAGTACGCCTATGGGGACGAGATCACCACATGGGACGAGGGCGTGTTCCAGATGCTCAAGAGCCGTCTGTCCTGTCCGCACAGCCATTTTGACGGCACCTGCAACCCGGATAACCCCCAGCACTGGTTCAAGCAGTTTCTGGACAGCGACGCGGACATCTACTGTCAGGCCTACACCATCGACGACAACCCCACTCTGCCGCCGGAGTTCGTGGCTCAGCTGAAAAAGGAGTACGCGGGCACGGTCTACTATAACCGCTTCATCCTCGGCCAGTGGGCTGCAGCGGGCGGCATCATCTACCGGCCTTTTGCAGACAGCATTGCCGCCGGGGATGGGCGTTTTCTCTGGCCCGCAGCCAACCCCTGCCGCCCGTGGCGCATCTACATCGGGGTGGACTTCGGCGGCAACGGCTCCCGGCACGCATTCGTGGCCACCGGCATCCTGCCCTACTACGCGGGGATCGTGGGTCTGGCATCCGCCCGCATCGACCCGAAGGATCAGGACGCTGACTACCTTGCCGCGCAGCTGATTGATTTCTGCACCGCCGTGTTCGCGCGGTACGGCGAGATCCACTATATTTTCTGCGACAGCGCCGAACAGACGCTGATCAACCACATCCGCACCCGGCTGCGTGCCTCCCGCCTGAGCTGGCTGGCCGACCGGGTGCAGAACAGTGCCAAGATCCAGATCATCGACCGCATCCGCCTGACGTCCATCCTGATGGGCGGCGGGCGCTTTTGGTATCTGCCGGAAGCCGCCACCCTGCGGGATGCCCTTGCCGCCGCCCTGTGGAGCCAGAAGCACCCCGGCGTGGATGAACGTCTGGACGACGGCACCACCGACATTGATACCCTCGATGCCTTCGAGTACACCATTGAACGCGATTACAGGAGACTGACTGCAAGATGAACGTTGCTGCTTTTATTGAATACCTGAACAAAACCAAGGACCTGCAGATCGACGCCTCCTATTATGCCAAAATTGAAAAATGGCGGCAGTGGTGGCAGGGCTATGTACCCAGCGTGCATAATATCAAGATCACGCGGGAGGACGGCGAACACAAGCGCCGCCGGGCGTCCCTGCGGATGCCCAAGCGCGTGTGCGAGGACTGGGCAAATCTGCTGCTCAACGACAAGACCACCTTCCAGATCGGCGACGCAGCCACCGCCGCCTACCTGCTGGGCAGCAATGAACAGCAGACCGGCGGTCTTTTGCGGCAGCTGCATTTCTGGGAGAACGCCAACAAGCTGGTGGAGAAAGCCTACTGGTCCGGCACCGGCGCCTTCGTACTGAGCGTGGAGGGCATCAAGGGCACAGACGGCCAGCTGGAAGCAGACCCGGATGCCCGCATCGTACTGGACTACGACCCGGCATCCTGCATCCTGCCCATCAGCGTGGAGCGCGGCGTCGTGACTGAAGCCGCATTTGTGTCGGAATGTCTGATAGACGGCAGGCCCTGCGCCTATCTGCAGACCCACGCGGTCAGGGACGGCAGCCGCACTATCATCAACGAATGGTTTGAGATCGGTCAGGGTCAGAACGGCGCACCGGTGTTCACGCCGCGCAAAGCGCCTGTAGGTACGGTGACTGAATTGCAGCCGGAGGGCTCCCCGCCGTGGTTCAGCCTGTTTTCCCCTGCCGCCGAGAAGAACATCGACGGCGGTACGGGTCTGGGCATGGCCGTGTTCGCGGAAGCTCTGGACGCCGCGCAGGGCGTAGACCTTGCCTTTGACAATTACCGGCAGGACCTTTACCTTGGCGGCAAGAAGATCTTCTACGACCGCAGCCTGTGCAAGGTGGTGATCGGTGCCGATGGCCAGCCGCATTACATCCCGCCCGACGACATGAGCGCACAGCAGTTCTTCTCGCTGCCCGGCAAGGAAGCCAGTCTGGATGCCGCGCCGGAGTGGCACGAGTACAACCCGGATCTGCGCACCGAGGACAACCACCGGGCCGTGCAGGATATGCTGGATCTATTCAGCTTCAAGTGCGGTCTGGGCTGTCACCGGTACAGCTTTGAGCTGGGCAAGGTGGCCACCGCCACCGAGTACACCGGCAGCCGGCAAGACCTTGTGCAGAGTGCCAACAAGAACCAGATCCCCATTGAAACGGCGCTGATCGGCATTCTGCGGGCCATCCTGTGGGCCGCAAAGAACCTGCTGGGCGCACCGGTAGACCCGGAGACCAGCATTTCCGTCAACTGGGACGACAGTTACATCGTCAGTGAGCAGGAACGCACAAACCAGCTGCGGGAGGACGCCATTGCGGGCCTTGTGCCCCGCTGCCGCTACCTCGCCGCCCGGTACGGCCTGAGCGAAAAGGAAGCCCACGCATGGGCCGAGGAAGCCAAAGCGGACAGCCACACTGACGAAACTCTCACCTTCGGGGGTGCCTGATGCTGCCGCCGAGCTATCTTGACCGGATGCCGGACGCCTTTGTGCAGCTCTGGCAGCAGGTCGAAGAACAGATCCTGCAGGACGTGGCCCGGCGCATCGGCAAGATGGACGCCGTGACCCCCACTGCAAACTGGCAGCTGTGGCGCTACCAGCAGACCGAGGCGCTGCGCAACGACGTGGTGAAGCTGCTGGCGAAGTACACCGGCAAGAGCGAAAGCACCATCCGCAGGCTGCTTTTGCAGGCCGCCACTGAAGCCATGGAGCGGGAGGACGCCATCTATTACCACTACGGCAAAGAGCCGCAGCCCTTTGAAGAAAGCGCAGCCCTCAACAACCTGCTGGACGCCGGTGCGCGGCAGACCTGCGGCACATGGCAGAACCTCACCGCCACCACGGCAAACACCGTCACAGGCGCGTTCGAGCGCACGCTGGACGCCGCATGGTTCAAAGTGAGCACCGGTGCCTTTGACTACAAAACCGCCGTCAAACAGGCCGTGGACAGCCTTGCAGACGACATGCCCATGGTCACATATCCCAGCGGCCACAAGGACAGCATCGAGGTGGCCGCGCGGCGTGCCGTGCTCACCGGTGTAAACCAGACGACTGGCAAGCTGCAGGTGGCCCGCATGGACGAAATGGGCTGCGAATTTGTGGAGACGACCGCCCACGGCGGTGCCCGTCCTTCTCATGCAGAATGGCAGGGGCGGCGCTTCCACCGGGGCGGCGCGGTGGACTACAAAGGCAAACACTACCCGGACTTTGAAGCCGCTACCGGCTACGGCACCGGCGCAGGCCTTTGCGGCTGGAACTGCCGCCACACCTTTTTCGCGGTGTTCCCGGAACTGGGCGACCCGCCCCAATGGACACAGGAACAGCTGCAGGAGCTGAACGCCCGGGACATCGAGTGGAACGGCAAAAAGTACACCGCCTACGAGATATCCCAGATGCAGCGGGCCCGGGAGCGGAACGTCCGCCGCTGGAAAAAGCGGTATCTGGCCGAGGACGCCGCCGGGCTGGACCCCACCGACAGCGCTGTGCGCCTGAGAGCCGCCCGCCAGAGCCTTGCAGAGTTTGCACAGGCCACGGGTGGCCGTGTGGACAGCGCCCGCACCAGCGTGCCGAAGTTCGGCAGGAGCGAAGCCAGCAGGGCGAGCGCACAGGTGCGGAAGGCATCCTCTACATACAGCAGCTTGAACACAAAGGCAAAACCTGTTACAATGCAGTCAATCGCAAATGTTAAGGCATTCAGCTGTGACACGCTGGATGCTGCTGGGCAACAGCAGCTGAAAAATGCTCACAAACGCCTTCTCATGGTTGCTTCCAAGCAGCCGGAAAATGTTGAAGTGGGCAGGGTGTTCGACACCAAGATGAAGCCGCTGACGAAGGATATCACGGGAAGCGCCGAGGGAAGTTCTGTTCAGCTGCCCAACTTTGATACCCCGTATGTTGTTATCCACACACACCCTGCCTGCGGTATTTTCTCGCACGGTGATTTGTCGAGTTTCACAAGAAACAAAAATTTGAAGCTCATGACGGCCATTGGTCACAATGGTCATATCTATGCTGTTGAGAAAAGCATCAATTATGATGCTGCCGCTGCAAACGGCATTGTTTGGAACCTGAATGCCGAAATAAACCGGCTGAAAAATATCCCTCGCGCGGAACTGTCAGACGAAAAGCTTCTTGAACAGGCAGAGAAGCTGATCCGACAGGCTATCGGAGACCTTCAGGAAAATGGAGTAAAATACTATGAGTAACTGGCTTACACCGGAACGCATTGCAAAAATGCAGAAGTGGCTTCTTGAACATCCGATCGACCACAAGTATGATGAAATGTGCGACATGCTGGACAGCCCTGCCCCGCCAGAACAGCTTGCTTCCCGTGCTGCATATGAAGCTTTGAAAGAAATTGGCAAGCTTCCACCCGGCATCGAATAACCTTAACCACCATCCACCCGGACGGTGGTTTTCTTTTGCCCATTTTTAAGCACGATGCAGACCGCACCGTGCTTTTTTCATGCCGTTTTAGCTCATGTCGGAAGAGCGCCGGTCTCCAAAACCGGAAGCGGCAGGTTCGAGCCCTGCAAACGGTGCCATGCGGCGGGCGGCGCGTACCCCGCCCAAGACCGGATAACTGACAGAGAACAGTGTAAAAAACTGAGGTCTCACACACGAAAGGAGTTTCCACCATGAAGCGTGAAGACGTGAAGAACAAGATCCCCGGCATCACCGATGAACAGCTGAACTGGATCATGCAGGAGAACGGCGCAGACATCAACCGGGAGAAGTCTGCCGCCACGGCCCTGCAGACCCAGCTGGACAACGCAAACGCCCAGCTCAAGACCGCACAGGACGGCCTGAAAGCCTTTGACGGCGTGGACGTGGCAGGCCTGCAGGATCAGGTCACCAAGCTGAAGGCCGACATGAAGGCGCAGGCCGAGGGCTTTGCCTTCGATAACGCCCTGAATGCCGCCATCATGAGCAAGAAGGGCCGCAGCGTTAAGGCAGTGCGGGCTTTGCTGGATCTGGACGCCCTGAAGGGCTCTGCCGACCGCAGCACCGACATTGCCAAGGCGCTGGACGATGCCGCCAAAGCAAACCCGTGGGCCTTTGGCGATGTGCAGGACGGAGAAAAGAAGAACGCGGGCACCTACTCCACCGGTGCTGAGCACGGCGACCCGATGCACGGCGAGGACGATGTGGACCCGGTGGAAGCGTCCTTCAAAGCCATGAACCCCAACATCAAAATTTAAGGAAAGGATGATTTTTCATGCCCCATATTGCAAGAGAGCGTTATTCTGAGCTGGTAGATGCAAAGCTGCGCGCCACCATCGTGAAGCGCGTCGGCGTCATCTGCAACAACCGTTACGAAGGCAGCCCCAAGGCCGGTGCCGTCAAGGTGCCTGTCCGCGACACCGAGGTGACGGTGGCCGACTACAACAAGAAGACCGGCACCGCCATGACCCACGGCGACACCAGCTTCCTGACCGTGAACATCGACAAGGACAAGGCTGTGAACGAGCTGATCGACGGCTTTGACGCCGAGAGCGTGCCCGGCCATCTGGTGGCCGACCGTCTGGACAGCGCCGGTTACTCGCTGGCCCTGCAGATGGAGACTGACGCTTCTGCCGAGCTGGTAACCGGCGGCACCGCCATGGACAGCACTGCTGCCCTGACCAAGGCCAACATCTATGACACCATCGTGGACGCCCGCACCAAGCTGTCCGAGACCCATGTACCCACGGATGGCCGTTGGCTGCTGGTCTCCCCTGAGACCTATGCCCTGCTGCTGAAGAGCCCGGAGTTCATCAAGGCGTCTGCTCTGGGCGACGCCGTGGTGCAGACCGGCGCGGTGGGCCGCGTGGCAGGCTTTACCGTCTTTGAGGATACCACCCTCGGCGAGAAGGTGGACTTCATCGCGGGCCACCCCAACTGGTTCACCCGCATCGAGGAATGGAGCGAGCCGGTGGCCGTGAACGATCTGAAGGGCAGCGGCACCTTCATCGGTGCCTGTGCTGTGCAGGGCCGCAAGATCTACGCCCACAAGGTCACCAAGGCCCAGACCGTCCTCGTCAAGAGCCACGCCTGAGGAGGTCTGATCCATGCTCTACTGCACCTATGACCAGTATGCGGCGGCGGGCGGCACGGTGCCGGAAACGGCGTTCGGCGTGCTGTGCAGCCGGGCTTCCCGCATGATCGATGCCGCCACCTTTGGCCGGGCCGAGAGCCACGCCGCCGGGTGCGAACCCTGCCGCGAAGCATTGGCGGACGCCTGCGCCCGGATCGTCAGCCTGTTGGCCGCTTCATCTGCGGCGGGTGCTGTGCCGGGTGCTGCCAGCGTCTCCAACGACGGCTACAGCGTCACCTTTGGCAGCAATGCCAGTGTGACCGCCGCCGCCCGGCAGGAAGCCTATGAGATCATCCGCACCGCCCTCGGTGCTGACCCGCACGGCTTGCTGTACAGGGGGATTTTGTGATGCAGACAGCCGTTACTGTGGTAAACCTCATCCACGACACCACCACCGAGACGGACAGGCCGGTGTGCTGGGTGTTCCCCGGGTGCAGCTGGCGGGAATGCCGCTCCACCTCCGGCTCCGGCACCGCCAAGGACCCGGAGCGCACCACCCACATCCGCATCCCGGCCAGCGTGTGCACCATGGGCTATCTGCCCTACGCCCAGTGGGTGGCGCTGTCTGCGGCGGAAAAGGCCAAGCACTGGACCCTGAAACGCGGCTGGAAGCTGATGCAGGGTGCAGTGCCTGCCTTGACCGAAGCCGAGTACGCCAAACTCGAAAAAACGCACCTGTGCTGCACAGCGGCGGCTGTCTCGGACGACCGGGAGCCGCTGCTGCCCCACTGGCACGTGGAAGGGAGCTGAGACTGTGAGCAAGCCCATTTTTGAGCAGCCTGCCGGATATCACTTCCGGGCAGACGGTGTGCAGATGTCTCTGGTCTGGCGGACAAATTTCGGCGCAGAGAAAACCGCTGCTTTGCAGAAAGCACAGTTCGCCACCGCGCAGAAGGCCGCCGCTCTCATCGACCCGTACGTGCCCTTCGATACCGGCATATTGAAAAACAGAGTGAATCAAGCCAGCAAGTTTGACGAAGGCTTGCTGGTCTATGACACGCCTTATGCACGCAAGCAGTTCTATCTTCACCCTGAAGGCGAATGCCTGCACGGTGAAAATGGCCTGCGCGGCTCTTACTGGGGTCAGCGTGCTCTGGCCGATTACGGTGAAGCCATTGCCTACATTGCCACACAGGCCGTCACCACATTCTGGGGAGGGATGGGTCACTTATGAGCGAGACTGTCAAGCCCACCATTGCCGCCCTGCGGGCATGGCTCAAGACCTGCCCGATGATCGCCGACGAGCAGGAAGCCACCGGTGCAGCCTTCCGCATTGCTGGGCTGGAAGAAGAATCCACCGCCTTTTCCATCGAGGACAGCCCCGGTGACCCCATCATCACCGAGTACATCTCCGGCTGGGAAATGGCGAAGAATTATCTCTTTCTCAGCCGCCGGGAGTACAGCGAGGTGGATGCCGTCAGCATCCAGAACAGCGGCTTTTTCGAGCAGCTCACCGAGTGGGTCATGCGGCAGGACGCCCGGCACAACCTGCCCGACCTCTCGGCCTGCGGCGGGGGCAAGACCCCTACCGGCATTGCCGTGACAAACAGCGGCTACATCGTCACAAACAGCGCGGGCAGCTGTAAGATGCAGCTGCAAATGCGCCTGACCTACTACATGCCCAAATGAAAGGAGCTTTGATATGACCGTATCTGAAGCCATTACCAAGTCCGGCATCACGCCCAGCGCGTCGTATACCGGCATTGAGACGGCGAACGACTTCATTCTCGCCTTCCAGATCGAGAGCACCCAGACCAAGGAAAGCCAGTGGATCGTCTGCGCCGACCATGTGAAGGAGCATTCCGGCTCCCTGAACGCCACCACCGAGGATGCTCAGTACATCCGTACCGGCAACGTCACCGAAAAGACCGGCACCCAGCGCACCCTTGCCGTCAACGGTGACCGCTGCGTGGGCGATGCTTTTCAGGATTTTGTGCTGAGCCACAAGATCGTGTACGGCACCGGCAGCGATGTCATTGTGCCCTATATCTATTTCAGCCTGCGCACCGGCAAGGGCGAGAAAGGCAGTGCTACCATCATCGTCACCAGCGACGCGGGCGGTGCAGCCGGTTCCAAGGCCACCTTTGCCTGCGACGTGAAAGCCATCGGCAAGCCGGACGAGTTTGACTACAACCCCGCCACCCAGTCCGCTGAGCCTGCCAAGGCCGTCAAGGGCTGATTTTTTTCAAACACAGTCCCCGCTCCACACCGGAACGGGGATCTTTTATGCCGTGATTAGTTTTCTCCGGGGCAGAACCGGGGCACGGCTCAACTGAAAGGAGCCAGAACATGGTTATTTGTGGACAGGAATTTGAATTTTCCCTGATGAACGCCAACGACCTTGACCGCTTTGAGGACGCCAACGAGCAAATGCAGCGCCGGAGCGCCGAGGAGTCGGAGCAGTTCCGGCGCGGCGGCGTCCGTCTGGGCGACCATGCACGTGCACAGGCACGCATTGCCATGGACTGCATCGACGAGATCCTCGGTGCAGGCGCGTCCGACCGTCTGGGGCTTAACGAAAACTACATGGCCCCCATCTATGACGTGATCGAGGAACTGGGCAATGCCTTTGCCGCCGAGAAGCAGCGCTATGCCGCAAAGCCTGCCCAGCCCATGAACCGGGAGCAGCGCCGGGCACAGGCCAAAAAGAACAGGCACAAGCCGCCCGTGAGCTATCCCGCACCGCCTGCCGCCCGGATGGTGGAGCGGGTGGATGCGCAGGTATCCGCAAAGCAGAAAACCGAGCAGCTGATCGATGCCCGGCAGGCTGTGAATGCCCTGCGGGACGACCCCGATGCCATGCAGCAGCTGGCAGAGTACGCTCTGCAGCTGGCATCCGAGCGCCATGTCTGACCTGCTGCTGGACGAGTTGCCCACCCGGTGGCACGGACACGAGATCGTCCCGGATTTCCGGCCCATGGTCTGGCTGGTCAACACCTATGTGCGCGGCCAGACAGGAGATGATCCCATCGGTTTTGCGGTCAGCGCCCTCTGGCGCTTTTACAAAGACCCACACCGTTTTCTGAACGACCCTCAGAAGATCATCGACGCCTACGGGTACATGATCGAGTTTTATAAGGCGGGCGAAAAAGCAGCCGAGAGCGCCGCAGCTGAAAGCAGTACCGCACCCTCCTCCGGTCTTGCCTTCGACTACCAGTGTGATGCCGGTTACATCGTGGCGGCGTTCCAGCAGGCCTACGGCATCGACCTGACCCGGGAGCGGGTGCACTGGTTCCGCTTCCGGGCGCTGTTCGCGGCCCTGCCGGAAGATACCCTCATGGCAAAGATCATGAGCTGGCGCACCATGGACCTGTCCGAGTACGAGGGCAGTATGCGTGCCCACTATGCCGACCTGCAGGAGCGCTTTGCCCTGCCTGCTGAGCTGAGAGGGGGTGCCGCCCGTGTCGTTTCGGTCGAAGAGCACGATGCCGCGTTCCTTGCGCGGTTCCGGCACTAGCCGCGCCCCGGTGCCCTGCCCCTACTGCGGCCGGGCGCTGCCGGTGTGGGCAGAGCCGCACGCCACAGCTGCCGGCGTGTGGGTCAAATGCAAAAATCCCGCCTGTAAGCGGGAAATCGAGATAAAACTTTAAGCCTGTGCCCTTGTGCCCGCGCTCCGAATGAGAGGTGGACACAGTGGCAGATTTCAGCATCACCGGCGAAGTAAGGCTGAACAGCGACCCGGCAGAAAAAAGCACCAGCAAGTGGACGGTAGCCGCCGGGCAGATGATCGCGGACTTTGCAAAGCAGGCTTCGTCCAAGCTGGCCGAGGTGGTCAAGAGCGGCGTAGACTACAACGCCACCATGGAAAGCTACCTGACCAACTTCAAGGTCATGCTGGGCAGCGAGGAGGCCGCCGCCACAAAGCTTTCCGAGATCCGCAAAATGGCGGCGTCCACGCCTTTCTCGCTGGACGACCTGACCAGCGGCACCCAGACCCTGCTGCAGTTCGGCATTGCGGCAGACGACACCACCGGCGTGCTGCAGCGGCTGGGCGATATCTCGCTGGGCAACGCCGAAAAGCTGCAGACCCTGACCCGCGCCTACGGCAAGATGTCCAGCGCCCAGAAGGTCACGCTGGAAAACGTCAACATGATGATCGATGCGGGATTCAACCCGCTGAACCAGATCTGCGACGCCACCGGCGAGAGCATGTCCGACCTGTACAAGCGCATTTCGGATGGCAAGGTCAGCTTCAGCGAGCTGGAAGCAGCTGTGGAAGCCGCCACCAGTCAGGGCGGGCAGTTCTACAACGGTATGCTGGAAGCCAGCCAGACCTTCAGCGGGCGCATGTCCACCCTGAAGGATAATGTCAGCGCCCTGACCGGTGAGCTGACCAGCGGCCTGTTTGCGGCTCTGGGTGATTTGGTTGTCAAGCTGAACGAGGTGGTGGTCTCCTTCCTCGACAGCGACGAGAAGATGGCCCAGCTCAAGGAGACCATCGGCATTGCCACTGCTGTTGTGGCTGCTGCCGGAACAGCATTCCTGACCTACAAGGGCTATGTGGCTGCCGCTACTGCAATTGAAGTAATCCACACAGCCGCGACCACGGCCATGACCGCCGCCCACAAAGCCGCCGAAGCGGGCGCGACCGGTCTTGCAGTCGCGCAGGCAGGTTTGAACGCGGTTCTCAAGGCGAACCCTATCGGTCTTGTAGTGGCGGCTCTGGCGGCTCTGGCGGCGGGTCTCGTGACGGCCTATAAGACCAGCGAAACCTTCCGCAATGCAGTCAACTCGGCATTTTCGGCGGTCAAGAACATCGCCCAGAGCGCCATCGGCACGGTGGTGGACTGGATCAATGATCTGGTCGCAAAAATCGAAGGCGCAGCGGCAGCGCTGGCCAACCTGAAGAACGGCATCGGCGCTGCAGCAGATGCTTATAACTCCGCCTACAACAACGCCATCAACAACTACAACCAGCGCAAGAACGCGAAACAGTGGGACAGCTCCCACAAAGACCTCGAATGGGACGATGACAACGGATGGGTCCCGAAGGGCACAAGCAGCTCCGGCAACGGCAGCAGCCGTGCCGGGAGCCAGACAGCCGCGAACCCCTACCCTGCCATCACCAGCGGAGCCAAGAAGGCCAGCAAGGCCACGAAGCAGGCCGCCGCAGAAGTCGTCAAGTCCATCTCGGACACCACGACCGAAATCGACGGCAAGATCACCCGCACCACCGAAAACATCACCGAAACGCTCTCCAACGGCAAGACCCAGCAAAAGCAGGTCATCACCGAGACTTCCCGGCAGATGGTAGATGGTGTGCTGAAGGACGTTAAGACCATCACAGAGGTGGCTGCGGACGGCACCAAGACCGTCAAGCAGACCATGGAGACGGTGCGGGAGACCGCCAAAACTGTCACTTCCACCTTCGAGACACTGGCAGACGGGGTCAAGACCACCACCCAGACCGTCACCGAGACCCTGACCGACGGCACCGAGCAGCAGAAGCAGGTCATCACCGAGACCTACGACGACGTGGTGGACGGTGCCCTCGTGACCATCGAGCGGGTCAAGACCCTCGCCGCAGACGGCACCGTGCAGGTGGCCGAGCAGATCAAAAAATCCAGCGCAGACACCTTTGACGGCCTGTGGAAGGAGCTGCAGGACAGCGCCAACACCGGCGTGCTGGGCACCTTCGATGACCTGTACACCGCCATCAAGAATCAGGACTGGCTCTCCGTCGGCAAGTGGGTGGCAAGCACCATCTACGGCGGCCTGACTGCCGACCAGAAGCAGCAGGTGCAGTCCTTCGCCCTCGGCATCGTGGATAAGCTCAACAAAGCGCTGGGCGGTGCCCGCGACCAGCTGGTGCAGGGAGCCATCGACCTCGGCACCCAGATCGTGAACGGCCTGACCGGCGGCTTCTCTGAGGTCTGGCAGCAGGCGCAGGGCCTCGGCTCCACCCTCGTGTCGGTCTTTCAGGGCATGCAGGAGCCGCTGAGCGCGGCGGCTCTCGCCATCAGTCAGGGCCTGAGCGGCGGCTTTCTCTCCTGCATGCCCGAGATCCTCGCGGGCGCGGGCAGCGTGATCGTGGCCATCGGCTCGGCCTTTACCGGGATGCTGGAAGCCATCGGCGCGACGCTGACCGGCTTCGGCATCCCCACCGGACCCGCTATGATTATTGCGGGCGTGGCGCTGGTGGCCGCGATTGCAGGCATTGTCGCTGCCCTCGGCGTGTCTTTCAGCAAGAAAGGCTCGTCCGGGCGCGGCGGCTCGTCCGGTGGGTCCTCCGGCTCCGGCAGCATGGGCAGCGTGGACATCACCACCGGCACCGGCGGCCTTGAGGACGCCATCAACGCCAACACCAAGGCGCTGGAAAAGACAAACTCTGCCCTTGCCGACATGATCCGGCAGGCGGGAGCGCTGGTGCTTTCCGACAACATGCGCCTCGGCTCCACCGTGGCCGCTTCCGGCACCGCACAGGTGGTGTCCGCCGCCCGCAGCTACCGCCGGGAGGGCGACACCAAGATCATCCAGAACTTCTACAACGGCCACGACACCGCCGCCGCGCAACAGCGGGAAGCCCGCTGGGAAGCCGACAAGGCCAAGGCCCGCAAACGATGAAAGGAGGACACTGTGCTTTTTAAGGATCATCTCAAGATCGTGACAGATGCCGGTGCCGTCCTGCATCTGGGCTGGGACTACGACGCCCCCTACTTTCTCGACCCGCTCAACGGCATCGACGTGGAACTGAAAACCGCGCAGGGCATCAATCAGATCGGGGCAACCGTGGAGGGGCAGAGCGTCTCCGGCGTGTCCCGCACCCTCGATGTGGTGTTCTGGGGCGCGTATGCGCTGGACAACGCCCGGGCGTTCAGCAAAAAGCTGCCCTACTTCACCAAGGGCACCCTGTACTTTGGCGACCACTATTTCACCCGGTTCGTGCTGCAAAAACTGCCTTATTTTTCCAGCTACACGCCGCAGCCGCGCTGCTCGCTCATGCTCTACAGCGAAAAGCCCTTCTGGTACGACCTCAACGCCGTCAGCAGCGTGCTGGGCGGGTATGAGAAAGCGTTCCGTTTCCCCGTCTGCTACAACAGCCACATCTACGGCATCAAGCGGGACGGTACGGCGGCGGTGCTGCGCAACGAGGGCAGCCTGCCGGTGCCCTTCACGGCCACCCTGCGGTGCGACATGCCGGTGACACACCCCAAGGTGGTGGACCTGCAGACCGGGGCCTTCATCGGCTTTGACCTGACCCTGCAGCCGGACGAGACGCTGGAGATCTACCGCAGCACCTCTGACCGGCTGGCCTGCACCCTGACCCGGGCAGGCGTAACCGAGAACATTTTTGCAAAGCTGGACGAGGACAGCACCCTCACCGAGCTGCAGCCCGGCGATAACGTGCTGAGTATGCAGGCCGAGAACGGCTCCGGCTACCTGCAGGCATCCGTGAGCTTTTACCCGATGGAGGCGGGCATCCTGCCCGAACCGCTATGAGAATAGACGTTTTGGACGCAGAGACCCTTGCCCGCGTGGGTTATGTAAAAGTATGGCACTCCCTTTACTGGGACAGTCCTTACTACTCCGAGGGAAGCTTCACGCTGGAGGTGCGGCCCACCGAAGAAAATCTGCGACTTCTGCGGGAAGGCCGGTGGCTGGTGCGCAGCGACGAGAACCCCCGCATCCCCATGCGCATCTGCTCCCGCGCCAACCAGAACGAGGACGCGAATTTGGTCGTGAGCGGCTACCCGGCAACGTGGCTGCTGACCAAGCGGGTGTCTGCGGTGAGCATCAAGAACCAGAACGCGGAAGCCGCCATGCGCAGCCTTGTGAGCGCCGCTAAGCCGTGGCCCCGCCTTGAGCTGGGCACCGAGTACGGCTTTGACACGGTCTTTGCCAAGCAGACCTCCGGCGGCACGGTGTTCGACTACTGCCAGACCATCGGGCAGGCGTGCGACCTCGGCTTTCGGGTCATTCTGGACGGCAAGGGCAGCCGCAAGCGCCTGCTGTTCGAGTGCTTCCGGCCCAATTTCGACCCGGCCAGCCGCTACAGCCCCCAGTGGGGCAACCTGCGCAGCCCCGGGTGGAGCTTTGCCGACACCGACTACGCCAATGTCGCCCTTGTGCAGGGCGCAGGCGAGGGCGATAAGCGGGCCACCGTCTGGGTGGGGGATGTGAACGCCACCGGCTCCGACCGGCGGGAGATGTACATCGATGCCCGGGACGTGCAGCCGGAGGACGGTGAGACCAGCACCAGCCAGAGCTATCTGGAAAAGCTGGCTGACCGGGGCGGCGAAAAGCTGCTGAGCCAGCTGCGCACCGGGTCCATCGAGTTTGACGTGGACGACGACACCCTGCAGGTGGGCGATGTGCTGAGCGCCAGCCTGCCCCAGCTGGGCTACACCGCCATGGTGAGGGTAGCCGACATCATCACCCAGAGCGAGGACAGCGGCACCACCCGCACCATCCGGCTGGGCACGCCCACATGGCACAAGACTTAGGAGGACTTATGGCCGATATCATTACTTACCCCGAAGACGGCATCCGATATGATGCCGAAGACGCTTCTGGCTACCTTGCCACCCGCCTGAGCGGCGTATACAGCGCCGAGGAGGATTTCTCCGTCACAGCACAGGGCGGCCTGAGCGTACAGGTGAGCGCCGGTCAGGCATGGGTGCGCCCGGCGCGGTTCAAGGGCCGCAGCATCATCATGGAGCAGCCCACCACCGTGGTGCTCACCGAAGCGGACCCTGTGCGCAGCCGCATTGACCGCATCGTGCTGCGCTACGACGCCGCCGCCAAAAAGACCAGCCTGCAGTTGCTGGACGGCACGCCGGACTCCGCTGCCCCTGCGGCCCCGGAAATCTCCCGCACCGAGCTGGTCTATGACCTCTGCCTTGCCGAGATCAGACGCCCCGCAGGCAGCACTTCCGTCACCGCCGCCGACATCACCGACACCCGCGCGGACGAAGCCATCTGCGGTGTCATGCGGGACGGCGTGACGGGGATCCCCACCGCCCAGCTGCAGACGCAGGTAAAGGCCATGCTGGACAGCCTGCAGGCCGAGGTGGACAGCAGGAGCTTTTATACCAAAGCAGAGGCCGATGCAGAGCACGCAAAGCTGCAGGAGCAGCTAAACAATATCGGCTCGCTAACGTCGAGACAGGTATATTGTCAGAGAGTTGCAGAAAGCATGACTATCCCGGATGATGTTGATTATGTCGTTCTTACAAACACTGACTGCACCACCATAGACAACACATGCGCTGTTGTAGCGCGCGGAGGCAGTGCGTATGCTACATCTGGTGACAGAACCGACAAGATTAAATTTGGTGCAGATGGCACGCTGACTGTGACTATCACCAGCGGGTACTATTTTGCAATGTCAAACGTTCTCGGTTTCCGGTACGAGGTTTCTGCCGCATTCCCGTGCTTAATCGGTACAATTGTCGTTTATATCTCGGAGTGGAATGGTACTACATCGGACCCCGTGCCTGACGGCACTGATTTTATTACTTTTTCAGCAAACACTGTAGCAGACGCACGGGAGATCCCTATCAATCGGGGGCAATCCTATGCGTATAAGAATGGCCTGTCATTTAAGACCGACGGTACGATAGTAGCCAAGCAATACAGCAAAGGCGAATCTATTAAAGTCAACTGCTACAAGTACATGACTCCGAGCGAATGGAATGCGCACATGACCGAGTTGCAGTCCGCACAGGCCGACGCCGACGAGATGAACGTGGATCAGGCTTATCGCCTGACCCTTCTGGAGTTGAATGTCTCCGATACGGATGACACCAATAACGCTGATAACACCTGATAGGGAGGAAAAACATTATGTCTAAAGCAACGGAAATGGTTCTGTATCGCACCTGCAAGCGCATGATCGAGCGCGGCAGTACCGATGGTCTGGCGGAGAAGATCGATATCTTCTACGCCACCAACAAGCTGACCGATGAGCAGTATGCCGAGCTGACCGAGATGCTGACCGAAAAGACCAGCGCCTGACCGAACCGAAACAGGACGCAGGAGGTGTTGTTTTATGATTGAGTTCCCCATCACGCTGACATCCGGCGGAAGCGTATGCCTGCCCGGGCGGGCATACGCGCTGGCCCTCGGCTACACCAAGAACCGGGGCGTGTACCGCCTTGCCGTCACCGCTTCCGGCGAGTGGGAAGGGCTGGCTATCCGCTGCTTCTGGCACGTCCCGGACGGTAAAGACCCGGCATCCTCGCTGGTGGACGGCTATGTGGACGTGCCCGCCAGCGTGACCGCACAGCCCGGAAGCGGGTGCATCACCTTTGAGGGCAGCGACGGCGCAAAGGTGATGACCAGCGCAGACCTGCGGTATCGTGTCAGCGCCAACTCCGGCACAGAGGACGGCACCGAGCCGGAGCCGGGCACCCCTGCATGGCAGCAGCTGGTGGATGCCGTCCACGCCGATGCCACCGCCGCAGAGCAGGCCAAGACCGATGCACAGACGGCAGCGCAGCAATCTGAGGCATCTGCCAAAAAGGCCGGGAAAGCCCTCTCTGACACCATCACCGCCAAAGAGGACGCACTGAAAGCCATCGGTGACAAGCAGGCCACCGCCACGCAGGCTGTGGACACGGCCCGGGACAAGGCTCTCCAGCAGGTGGAAGCCTCTACAGAAGCCGCTCAGACCGCCGCCAATGAAGCCGCCACCAGTGCGGGCAATGCCAGCCAGAGCGCAGCTAAGTCCAGTGCTGCTGCAAGTAATGCCAATGCATCAGCCGAAAATGCTGCGCGTGCACAAGTTACAGCATCTCAACTCGCAGGACAGGCAGCGGACAGCGCGTCTGAAGCTCAAAACAGTGCCACTAAGGCTGCTGCGAGCCAACAGGCCGCCGAAAGCAATGCAGCAGCTGCACAAGGGAGCGCCACAAAGGCCGATGCCTCCGCTTCTACAGCTGTTCAGGGACAACAGCGCGCGGAGGCGGCAGCGACCCGTGCCGAAACCGCACAGCAGCAGACTGAAAGTGCCAGCACTGACGCGCTGGATAAAATCAGCTCTGCAAAAACTGATGCCCTAAAAGCATTGGACACGAAGCAGACTTCTGCCACCACTGCAGTAGAAAGCGCTAAGGGAAAAGCCCTTGACGCCGTGACTGATGCTCAGGACACCGCTACGCAGGCTGTACAGGCGGAGCAGGCGTCCGCAACCACCGCAGTGAAAAAAGCCGGTGCGGAAGTGCTTACATCGATTCCCGAGGACTACCAGACTACCGTGCAGAAGGTCAAGGAACTGGACGCGCAAAAGGTCGAAACGGATGAAGCGATCAGCGCAGTCAAGGCACGGCAGAACATCATTGTGGGCAGTGAAATAGGCAACCCTATCTCCGTTAACGACGCTTTCACTGCGCCCATGTGCGGCCTGACCGTGTACGGTAAGAGCACGCAGTCCGGGACCCCCACGCCGGATGCACCCGTGCCTATCGTGAGCGCAGGCGACGGCGGGAGTTTGACAGTGAAGGTGACGGGGAAAAATCTGCTAAACCCGTCGCTGTTCCAAAATAATAAATATCAGAATTTCAATGCCGAAACCGGTTATTATGAGATAGATAGTTCAAATGATTATTGGATAACGGGCATTCAACCGTGCTTACCGAGTACAACCTACCACTTTAATGTATACACAGAAGGCGGTTGTTTTTATGATGAAAAAAAAGAATGTAATCGGTATTGCCGGATTTGAGTTTACAGTTAAAACGCCAGCGAAATGCGCGTATTACTGTGTCAATTTTTCATCAGTGAGATTGCCCTACGGCTCGCCAGTCATTGCAACAGTGAGTGAACCTGCCACCTACTCCCCCTACCGTGAACAGCTCCTCACGCTCCCCACACCCAACGGATTACCCGGCATCCCTGTCACCTCTGGCGGCAACTACGCTGACAGCACAGGCCAGCAGTGGGTATGCGACGAGGTGGACTTGGAGAGAGGGATGAAGGTGAAGAAAATCGCGAGTTTCGTGATTAACGCTGAAAACGCAAACAATTTTTTTGTGACAAATGACTTCACCGCGATTACTGTTGCCACAAATGCGCGTTTGGCAACGCCACAAAAAACGAAACGTGACGACCGACAATATGGCAGATGTGTATTTTGTGAAGCGTTACCGTGGAAGACAGATGCGTGGGCTAGCCCCGTAAACGCAATTGGTTTTGTTGAAGATAATTCTGTTGATTTAACAATCGAAAACTCCTACTTGGGACTAAGTGAAGCAAGTACTAATGCTGAACGAAAAACTGCACTGGTGAAATACTTTACAGATAATCCTTGCCACGTTGTATACAGAATCGCTACCCCCATCGAAACCCCGCTCACCCCTGACGAAATTGCCGCCTACAAAGCCCTCACCGCGTACGGCCCTGACACGGTGGTGCAGGCTGGTGACGGTGCAGGGGTCAAGCTGGACTACCAGCGGGACGTAAATCTCGTCGTCAAAAATCTTGAGGACGCAATCGCGTCCATGACCTAAGGAGGTACATATGGCTGAAATCATGGATGTGTCCCGGCATCAGGGCACGATCGACTGGGCAAAGGTCAAGGCGTCCGGCAGAGTGGACGGCGTCATGATCCGCGCCATGGGAAACAGCGGGGCGGGCAAAGCCAGCAAGCCGTACCTCGACCCCTATTTCGCCCGCAACTACGCCGAGTGCACCCGCGTAGGGCTGCCGGTGGGCGTATATGGCTACTTCAAGGCCACCACCAAGGCACAGGCCGACAAGGAGCTGGCCCTGTTCAAGCAGGCGCTGGGCGGCAGGACGTTCCAGCTGCCTGTGGCGGTGGACATTGAGGACGAGGTGCAGAAGCCGCTGGGCAAGGCCGCGCTGACCGACCTGACAGCTTACATGCTGAGCACAGTGGAAAGTTGGGGCGTGTACGCTCTGCTCTACACCGGCCTGTGGTTCGGCAACACCTTCCTGTACATAGGCGGTGCAAAGCTGAAACCCTACGACGTGTGGCTGGCCGCCTACCGCACGAGGAAGCCCGCGCCCGGCTGGCCGTTCGGCATGTGGCAGTACACCAGCACGGCAAGGATGCCGGGGGTGAGCACCAATGTTGATATGAGCCACGCTTACAAGGACTATGCCAGCATCATCAAGCGTTCCGGGCTGAGTAAAGTGAAGGGGGTGTGACCAATGGCGAGTATTCTTGCTGCCGCAGGCATTCCGACGGCGGTGCTGGGGTTTCTCGTCTGGCAGCTGAAGCGGCGCATCGAGCGTCAGGAAGCACGGCAGGAAGCCGCAGAGAAAGCCCGTGAGGAGTTCGAGACGAACCTGTACGAAAGCTCCCTCGCCGCAATCGCGCTGGGAGAAGCCACCGCCAAAGCCGTGCAGCGCATCCCGGACGCACACTGTAACGGCGATATGCACGCCGCCCTCGACTACGCGGCCGAGGTAAAGCATAAGCAGCGCGATTTTGTCGCCAAGCGCGGCATCAGCGCAATCATCAACTGAGAGAAAGGAATCTGACCATGGAAGCAGTATTGACCAATATCTTGAACGTTGTCCCCGGCTGGCTTGCCCTCGCCCTGATGCTGGGCGGCTTTGCCTTTTACGTCCTCGGTGCCATCCGGTTGGGCTACGGCGCGACCGTCCGCCCGCTGGTGCTTGACCTGATCGAGCGCGCAGAGCATGAGATCCAGGGCACCAAGCGCGGTGCTGAACGCAAGGCGTGGGTAGCCGCAAAGCTCCGCGCCGCGCTGGACGCCAGCAAGTTCGGCAGGCTCTTCAGCTGGGCGATCACCGACGAGACCATCGGCAGGGTCATCCAGTTCTGCTTTGACAGGGCGAAGGATGTTGTAGGGAAACAGTAAACTCAATACATAGCAGCAGCCCCGGGGAGCCTGACGGTTCCTCGGGGCTGTTTTTGCGTTTATGAAGCTGTTTTCAGCGGTGTGTTACCAAAAATGTTACCATGATAAGAAAAAACACGCCAGTTCTGAACGAGCCAACGTGCTTTTTCTCTTATGCGGGTAGTGGGGGTCGAACAATTAAAATTGATGTGCTATCGTCAAAAACGCAC